ACGGCGAGTTTCACGGTGGTAGTGGTCGGCACATGAAGACGGGCACGCTCAACCGGCTGGCGACGATCCAGACTCCGACCGAGTCGGCCAACGCCATTGGCGAGCCGATCCTGTCGTGGTCCACGTTTGCCACTCGGTGGATTGGCGTGATGCCGCTGTCGGGCTCGGAAACGGTCTCGGCACTGGCAAGCCAGTCCGACGTGACGCACAAGGTCATGATGCACTACACGCCGGGGCTGAAAGCCAAGATGCGGATCGTCTGCGAGGGTCGCACGTTCGAGATCACCAGCGTGGTGGAGCGCGGCTACCGGGCCGAGCACGAGCTGCTGGTGGCGGAGGTGACGGACTAATGGCCTTCCAAGTCAGTGCCAGTGCATCGGACATCCAAGACGTGCTCAAGCGTTTTGATGGGCTGCGGATCGGCGTGCAGAAAAAGTACCTGCGGGCCAGCGTGAACAAGGTCACGAAGCCGTACATCCCCGAGGTCAAAGCCCTGGTCGCCAAGGGGCCGACGGGCAACCTAAAGCGGTCGGTCGGTGTGCTCACGGAAGCCAAGGTCCGCGGCAAGACCCAGACGGCCGTGCTCGGATTCCGCCGTGGTAAGAAGTTCAAGAAGGGCGGTCTTGGCTACCACGCCTGGTGGATCGAGAACGGCGTGAAGGTTCGCCGGCCCAAGAAGGCTGCGATGCTGCAGGTGCCGATGGCACTGGCCAAGCAGTACCCGTACCTAATGGGCAAGGTGGCCCTGATCGGTGCGGAGGACGGCGGTGCGGCCTACTTCCCCGAGGTGGCTGCCGTCCCCGGCACGGGCAAGTTCGGCCAGTGGGCGGACAGGACGCTGCCACGAATCAGGGACGAACTAATTCAGGAACTGGGCCGGTCCGTAGACAAGGCCGTGGCCGAGAACGCCCGCCGTGCTGCCAAGGGGAAGTGATGCCAGCCACGACGTTCATCGACGAATCCCTGCTGCAGCTGCTGTCGGTCTCAGCCGACATCGCAGCGTCCGTCGGCTCGCGGATCTACGCCGTGCAGGCTCCGCAGGGGACGGCGATGCCGTGCCTGGTCTTCGACCGGCAAGACTCCAGCCGGGGGCCATTCATGCACATGCGTGGCATGACCGGGCTCACCCGGACGACGTACACCGTGTCGTGCATTTCGACGCGGCTGGTGGACTGCCGCAACCTCGGGCGTGCGGTGCGGTCAGCCTTACAATTCAAGAGCACGCCGGCGGTTCGGCTCATCACGGTCAAGGACGAAGCCGACCAGCAAGAGCCAGCAAACCCCGGCGACCAGACGCCCATTTACCGGACGGACCTGACAGTCGAGATCACCCACTCGGAGAGTTGAACATGGCTGCTGACATCGGGCAGGGAACCTACGTTTCGTTCGGCACCGCGCTGCACACCGCGACCGGCTACAAGATCACCGGCGTGAACCACAACGGCATCGCACGGGCCGTTGCCGACGCGACGCACATGCTGTCCTCGGCCAAGGAGTTCGTGGCCTCGAGCATCTACGACCCGGGCGAAGTCTCGGTTGAGGTGCTGCACGACCCGTCCGTGAAGCCCGTCGCCGACCTGGCGAACGTCGCCACCAATCAGGTGGTGAGCGTGTACTGGGCCAACGGTGGCACGGCTGTGACGCTGTGGTCGGCGTTCGGCTACATGACCGGCTACGAGGCCGGGGCGCAGATGGAAGACATGCAGTCGGGCACCGTGACGATCAAGCTCTCGGGCACGCTCGGCTGATTGGTGTGACGCAGGGAGGCGCGCATGGCTCTGAGTCGTGACGAGTTTTTCAAGCGGCGTCGGCCGCCGCCGAAGGTGAAGGTGCCGGTGCCCGAGCTCGGCGAGGATGCCGAGGTCTGGGTGACCAAGTTCACCAGCCGGATGCGGAACCGCTTCGAGGAGATCGCCACCGGCGGCAAGGTCGGCGGGGCGGTCAACCTCAAGAACGTGTCCGCGAAGGTCGTGGCCCTGTCGTGCGTGGACGACGACGGCAAGCCGCTTTTCACCGAGGCGGACGAAGAGCGAATCGGCGAGTTCGACGCCGACGCCGTGCAACGGATCGTCGATGCGGTGTTCAAGCTGAACGGGCTTGGTGCCAATCCTGTGGAGGAGGCCGCGGGAAAATAGAGCGCCAGCCGGTCCTGCAGTTCCTCTACCGGCTGGCATTGAAGCTGGGGGTCTGGAACGTTGAGGAGCCCGGCGGCCTGGCGGACGTGATGAGCGTGGACCAGTTGTACGGGTGGATGGGCTACTACCAGCTGGAGCCGTGGGGCGACGAGTGGTTGAGGGACGCGATGAGCATGGCACAGTTCGCATCCGCCCACCGTTCCAAGGGCTCGCCGCGTCGCAAGCCTGACGACTTCATGCCCGTTCCGAAGCGTGTTCAGACGCCCGAGCAGATCGTGGCGGCGTTCCGCTCGATCGGAGGCGGGTGATGGCCAAGAACTTCGGCCGCGTCAACGTCTCGATCACAGCGTCCACGGGCGGGCTCACGCGCGGGTTGGCAAACGCCGGCAAGCAACTGAGCGGATTTCAGGGGCTGGTCAGCCGGATGACCGGCGGGCTGGGCAACGGCTTCGCCAGTGCGACGCTGGGTGCCCTCGGCCTTGGCCGGGGAGCGTCCACGGCGGCCGTTGGCGTGACGATCCTGAGCACGGCCATGAAAAGCCTGCTGGTACCGCTTGGCGTGGTGGCAGCGATTGCGGCCCCGTTTGCGGCCATCGCCAGCGCCATGTCCTACGCCGAGGGCGTGCAAAACCTGTCCACGGAACTTGGCGTGGCGTCTGGCCAGTTGCAGGTTCTCCAGCACGCGGCCGGCGAGGTCGGCGTAAGCCAGGAGCAGCTCACCGGCGGGCTGCGTCGCACGGCCAGGATGACGAGCGAACTGGCGGCCGGCACGCCGGCGGCCGTCAAGGCGTTTCAGGGTCTCGGCCTGACCATGCAGGACATGGCGGGGCTGGACACTGCCGGCCAGTTTGCCCTCATCGCCGACCGAATCGCAGCCCTGCCGCCGCAGATGCAGGCCGCGGCGGCCATCGACATCTTCGGCCGGTCAGGGCAGGGCATGCTGAACTTCCTGCGGCAAGGCGGCGACGGCATCCGCGAGATGGACACGCTGCTCACCAACCTCGGCGTGAAGATGAGCGGCGAGCAGACGGCCGCCATTGAGGGGATGGGCGACGCACTCGGCAGGCTGATCCTGCCGGTGAAGGGTTTCATTCTCCAGTTCACGGCCGGCATTGCGCCGGCCATCACGGCCGTGTCGAATCTGATCGTCGGGTTTTTCGCTGAGAACACCAAGGGTTGGACGCTTGCCTCGACGCTTGCGGCCATGTTCACAAACTGGCTAAGGCTGTGCATCGGATTCTGGGTGACTATTGGTGGCGCAGTGAAACTTGTCATCGGCGTGGTCCAGCAGTTCATGCAGATGCTGATGACCATGTGGGGCGCGGTGGCATCCGTTCTTGACGGCATTACAAAGGGCGTGGCCACCCTGCTTGACGCCTTCGGCTACGTCGGCAAGGCAGTCGTCGATACCCTTCTCGTGCCGATCCGTTCGCTCCTGACACTTCTTGCCGACGCTGCCGACGCTGTCGGGTTCGACGGATTGGCCGGCAACCTGCGGGCAGCCAGCAAGACGACGGAGACGCTCACTAAGGGATGGGACAAACTTGGCAACTCGGTTCGCACGGACTTCTTTGCCAAGGCATCCAAGTCCGCACACGATTCTGCCGGCCAATGGGGGCAAGCCGCCGCCAATTCGTTTGCCAGCGGCATGGACAGCATCAGCGATCCGTTTGGTGCCTTTGACACTGCTCTTGCCAAGGCCCAAGCCGACGCCGCAGCGAACGCTTCCAAGGGAGGCACGCCGCCCCCGGGAACGCAGCCCGTGGCCCAGGCCGTCGGTGCCGCGATCAAGGCGTCCGTGCAGGAACTTCGTGCCATCGTGGTCGGCAGTTCCGAGGGCGAGACGTTCCGGAACAACATCCTGCGTGGGGCCGATCCGCGGCTCGACGTGAAGGACGACGCCCGGCAAACGGCAGAGAACACGGAGCGGTCTGCCGACGCACTGGAGGACATCGCAGCCCGGCTTGATCCAGCCGGCCTTGCGGTGATCGGCTAATGGCTATCACCGACGTTCGAGAATTGCGGTCCTTCGAGTTCAGCGAAAGCCTTGAGTCCAAGGGCAAGGTGACGCTTCAGGGCTCCGTGGACCTGCTGGCATTGCATGACTCACTGCCTGACTTTGCTGCACTGG